ATTAACCCACGCAAAGAAATCTCTTTCAGCGTGAGGCTTTAAGTAAAACTTTTCGCCAATATTTCGGTTATTACTATCAACGCTATTTTGATTGTTTTTAAAAAACTTTCCTAGCATATCCATATAACCCATGTAACCCAAAGCCTCGCTACTCGTTCCTAATTCGATAAAATCGTTTGGGGATGGTGTAGCAGTTGATAAAAATCTAAAAGGTATTTTCTTAACAAAACTCGTAACCTCTTGTTTAATTTTTCCATCAAAGTTTTTAAGTATTGAACTTTCATCTAGTATAACCCCCTCGAAGTCTTTTTCACTAAAGTAATGCAAACGTTCGTAATTGCAAACCACTATTTTTTTTGTGTGCTTTCCATCTTTGGAATATTCAATATCCTCAATACCTAACTTTTCAGCTTCTAAAATAAATTGAAAAGCAACCGCCAAAGGAGTAAGAATTAATACTTTTTTGTTTGTGTGATTTACAATGTTTTTCGCTAAGGAAAGTTGTACTAAGGTCTTACCTAATCCAGTATCTAAAAATACTGCGCTACGACCTTTTAAAATAGCTTTTTCAATAACATACTTTTGAAAATCAAAAGCAATCTCTGGAATGTAATTTGCCTCAAATCCAAAGTTTCCTATTGAATGTCTTTTTTGTTCTAAGAACTTTTGATATTCTGTCATTATATTAAAATTAAAAAACCCACTCAATGACCGCCAAGTGCAAAGAGTGAGTTAATTATAAATTCAATCTTGGCGGATTTCTTTTGCAATAATAGTAATTTACATATTACCATCAAAATTTTTGCGAATAATTGTATCGATTTTTTTACTTATATCGTTAAAATAAGTCGTTTTGAGAATCGTGTCGGTTGTTGCTAGTTCGTTATTCATTTCCTCAAACAAAGCGATTAAGTCTAACCTAGCCTTTTTCATCTTTGGAGTTGTAGCTTGTAACTCGTCTAAATTCTCTAACATCAAATGCGATAAACATACTAGTTTATGCATTAGCTGGTCTTTTTGTTTGCTCATAAATAACTTTTTGCAGTATTATTTAATTTACTTTCTACTAAAATACATTCATCATTCTGCTCCCACTCGTCCAAAATTCTGTTAAGTTTTTTAGAACTAATCGCCATTCGATTAATAAATGTTTGTCGCCCGAAGTACTCGAACCTAAACCATAACTCAATGATAGTTATTTTAAAACTACTGTAATCTTTACGTCTATCCATTGTCTTTATCTTTAAATCTATCCTCCCAATCCATATCTTGTATCATTTCATCGGGGAATAATAACATACAAACGATGAACACAATCAAAAGAAGTAAGTATCCAGCAATAAAGCTAAGTACTACGATGTTGTCTGCTATGTAGTCCATTAGTATAAGTTATTAAGTTGCTCAATAGGGTTTTGAAATATCTCGTCAAACACTTTAGTCGCTTGGTCCAGTTGAGGAAAGTCTAAAAGTTCCGCATCTTGCACTTCCCAGTCGTTTATAAGTGCTTGCATTAACTCTCTAGCTTGTCTAAGTTCGTTGTTTAAACGCTCGTTTTCTTGTCTTAATGCGCTTAATTGTTGTGCTTGAAATTTGATTAAATCTTCCATTATTTTATCTCTTTTAGTTTGTTAAAAATATAAGTATTATCGCCACACACCGCTTGGCAAAGTTCAACTATTTTCTTGTTAACCGCTTCTCGGTATTTGATGCGGTTTGTTAAATCTCTGATTTTGCTTTCTAAATCGCAAATCTCATTTTCCATTTGCTCCTCAATAGTCAACTCCAATTCTGTTTCTTCTTGGTTCGCTGGGTGTAGTGAGTTTCCAACTCCTAACACATCGTGGTCGTAATTCATAATGTTATTTTTTAAAGTTTGATGAGGCAAATATAGAATCTAAATTGGAATAAAAAAATTTTTTTATATAAAAGTTTATTTGTAGGTTTGCAAAATGAAAATAACCCACATTAAAACAATCCAAAGTCCGAAGTTTATAATAGTGCGGCAGTATGATAATTGTATTGTAACTTTGCCGAGTAATTTTAGAGTAGTTGAGGAAAATGCGATTGGCTGCTGGCGTGTGCGGATCATCGATAAAATACCAAAGGAATATAAACAATCAAATAATTTAATATGGCAGGAAGACCAAAAAAAGGAATAGAGAAAAGAGAACCGTATAACGGTAAACTAGAAAAATATAAAATTGAAGTTATCGGAGGTACTAAGGAATGTAACCGATTGGCTTACGAATATTTGACAAAAAGATACAATGAAAGAAGATAACGAGGGGTTGTTGCTTTTAATAGTCATTATATTAGTAGCGATAACTTATGGCGTTTTAGTTTGTTGGTAATTAAAATTAATTACTACATTTGCCTTTCATAATGTTTGATGTTTGATAGATTAGAAAAGCCGCTATTTATTTAGCGGCTTTTTTATTTGATAGTTTTGTGGTGTTAATACGTTGCTCTGTATTTTAACATTCGGTAAATAAATATGTCACTATTTATTTACTATTAAAAATTAAAAGTGCCCAACTATTCATTAGCATTAGTGCTGCACTATAAAAAAAGAAAGCCACTATTTATTTAGCGGCTTTTTTATATCATCTTCAATCGGTGGTATTCCTTTCCATTTGTTTAACGGCTTTTCAACTCGCACCCAATCTTTGCCCTCTTTTATCCATTCGTATTGTGGTATCAAAGCAAAGGAAATTTGAGATAACCTTTATATCTGCGATAAGCTAAATAAATAGCCAATATAATCAAGAGCCACAACCACCAAAGTTGAAGTATAAACGTACCCCAATTAAACTGCTCCTTATAAACAATCTTTGTGCTTTCAACTTTGTTAACTTCAATCTCGTTTGTAACTGAATCAACAACGATTTTAGCCACTATCTTTTCACTTACTACTATTGTGTTATCTTTTCTTTTTTTTCTACTTAAACGGGCGTTTTTGTAACGAGTTACTTTGCCCTCATTGTTGGTAATTTCGATTGGCTGGGTTGTATCAACTGCTTCGATTACGATTTCATCCGTTTCAACATCATAAACCAATACCTTTTTATCAATAGAAGTGCTATCGGTTTTCACTACTGCAATAGTTGTGGCGATGCTATCAGTTTTCTTTTCCTCTTTGTTGAGTGTCTTTGCCCCGCAAGAAAATAAAAATAAAAAAATGCCAAGTAGTAAATATTTCATTTTAAACGATTTTATAGTTAATGATGCGAATGTTTTTTAATTCGTAATTGCCATCGCTTCCAACTTTAACGTGAGCAAATCCGTGATTATAATTATTGTAAGGCGCATACTCGGGTTCAAGTCCGCAAAGGCATCCAGTTGACCACGTTGTAACTACTTCCCCGCTTAAAGTCTTTTCTGTGTGTTCGCTAGTGCGATGGTGGTGTCCGACTAATGCGCTTTCTTTTGCTTTTAAAAACAACCCTCTTGCTGGATTGACTGGAGGCGCAAAACCGCCATACCATTCGTGTCCGTGAAGTATTGGGAGTTTTCCCGCCATTGCAATTTGCTTATCTTTTACCAAAGTTACTCCAAACTCTCTAAAGCGTAATATTTGCTCAAGTTTAAAATCGTCAATCCCTAAAAGTTCGGGTGCTTTTAATTGTAAGTAATGCTCCCATCTCGCTTCGTGGTTGCCTATCTTAAAATAAATCGGGCATTTAAACATACCTTGTAGTAACTTTAAAAATTCCCTAGTCATTTCCAACTCCCCAGCTAAATCCCGCAATCGCCTATCTTTTGTAAACCTACTCGCCTGGTACATATCGATCGTGTCGCCATTCAAATAAACAGCGTTTACTTTGTTTTCAAGTCCGTAATTTAAAGCTAATGTAAGTGCGTGATTATCTTGATAAGGTAAATGTATATCGCTTAAAACTAAAATATTGTTTTGTCCTTTTGGAATAATGAAAGGCTCTAATTTTGAGTAATCGCTTTCAGGAAGTTCGGAAATTTGTCGCATTGCTAATTTCTTTTCCTCAGGTGTTCTAAGGGCAGTCGGTGAAATTGACTTTTGTGGGGATTCGTGTCTGTATTGTCTAACCATTCCCCTAACTCCTTCTAGTGTTTTAAAATCTAAAGGGTTTTCAAAAAATATCATTCGTGAAATAGCCATTGTTGTAGCTTTTGGGAACTTTTGCAAATAAGATAAAATAATATCTTTTTTGTACGTTGCTGCGTTTTGGTTTCCTTTTACGCCCATAATTTTTGTTGTTTAGTTTCAACAAATGTACCCTTTTATCTATGCAAAATACAATTTAGCTTCAATAGCACGTCTTTTAGTAAGTCCGTTTAATACTTTGCCACCTGCTTTATTCCAAATCATAAAGGAGTTTGTAATTGTCGGATCGCTAGGATTAGCATTTACTTTTTTCAATAA